CATCCCCCCCCCTTTGCACCCTGGATCCCCCCCTGCGAAAGTCCCCTTCACTTTCTTGTTGCTCTCCGCCGCACTCTGCCGCACTATGCCGCCCGTGAGCCGATGATCGGCTCCTTTCAATCCCATGAAACGACTCCAATCCCTAGTCTCCGCCCTCGGCGTCATCGCTCTCGGGGCTCTCATCGTCGGCACCATCGTCTGGCTCATCGTCGACGCAATCCTTGGGGGTGCTCTGTGAGCCTCTACCATTGCTCCGGCTTCCGCTCCGTCCGCGCTGAGGGAATCCTTGAAGCAGCGGAAGTGTTCGCGAAGCGCGCTGCCCGCCGGGCTTTCGGTCGTCGGGGTATCGTCCGCGTCCTCCGAGAGGACAGCTATGCGCCCGACTATTCTCTCATCGAATTCGAAGCTTTCATTGGCTACGCGAGCGGCCAGAACGAAACCACGGGCCGCAATGTCCGGTTCACGGTTACGAAAGGGGGTGTCCTGTGAAGTACCGACTTGGCTTCTCCCTTGTCGCCAGCTTCTCCGGCGAGCATCCCGACTTGTCCGAGTGGTATCCCTGCGAAACCACACTCTCGGACGTCATCCGCGAGTGGCCCGGATCCGAGGTCGAACCGTCCGAGCCTTTCGATTCCGAGTATTCTTATCTTGCGAAGGAAGGCTCGATCCCTCGTGCAATCCTTGAAAGGCTGGATGATGTCCGAGGTGAGACTCGGTTCCAGATTTGTAGGAAGCTCAAGGAGCGGTTCCCGCGTGAGGCGTTTTGGGCATGCATCTCCGATGTCCAGATGTCGGGAATCTTCGACCGGAAAACCGCTTTCGGTTTCCTCGATTCGATCGGTGCGAGTTTCGACACCTCGAATACCATGGGAACCCTCGGCGGGCCACTTGGCCATTGGTGCCCGGACTTCGCTTTCAACGTCGAGTCTCAGGTTCTTATCTCATCGATTCGGATAACCCCTATCCTCTGCACGGTGTCCGAGTCTGGAGGACTTGAACCGGTTCGGCCTCCGTCCGAGTGGCAATGGGAGCGATTTTCCGACCTATTCGAGCGATTCGACTGCTTCGACCTTGCCCGTCAGGGTAGAGCGATCGAGTCCTGATTCCCCCCATCCCATCCCATCCCATCCCATGAAAACCTACTGCATCTCCACCGATTCCGCCTGCGGGAAAACCACAGCCCGCAATTTGCGCGAAGCATTTGAAGCATTCCGCCTCCCGTTTAAAACCGCAGTCCAATGGGAGGAAAGCGTTGCGGCTCTGGGTGGATACGGGACGATTACCGAAGATGGATTAGTGATTGCCCGTGTCCCAATGTGCGCCGCTGGCATTATCCGCTCCCGTTGATTCCCCGCGCTTCCCCATCGGGCAACCGGTGGGGAATGGCGGGCAATCGTTGCCCGGTCAAACATCATGCAAGCAATCCAAACCAAATACTTACCCGCAACCAACGTCCGAGGCTCCCGCATCAAAGCATCCTGCGAGCGGGGATCGATCACGATCCCTTACCCTCACGATTTATCTGGGGATGAAGTCCACCGTGAGGCTGTGCGCCAGTTGCTGTCCCGTTTCATCCGGGAAGACTCCGAGGGTGAAAGTCCCTGTCCGCCTGAGCGTAACCCATGGAAACGTGAATTTGTGACCGGATCCCTTCCCGACGGAACCGTTGCCCATGTTTTGCTGTGAAGCCCATCCTTCGCGCCTTGGGCTTCCTTGCTCTTTGCCTTTTCTGTTTTCTCCTGATGCTCTTATCTGCCCTTGCATCGGACCTTGAATAGCTAGGAGTCTCATCCCTTTCGCGCCCCGCATGGTTCGCCCAGCGGGGCTTTTTCTTTGCCTAGTGGGCCACTAGTTCCTTCCTTCCTTTCCTACCCTCCCCCCTTCGCCAGGATACCCATCGGACACTCGATGTCCTATCCTCCAGGGTTAGACAATGGATGTCCTATCCTTGTGCCATACTGCATACGATGATTCGGGATTCGGGGTTTGGGATCTGGGAATGGGGGGTTTGGAAAATCGGACAAATTCCTGCGTGGTCTGCCGCATTTCGCTTGGGAGGCCCGTAAACATTGGTCGGGATGGTGTCCAGCGATTTCCTCATGGTGCGGCAGATTCCCGCTTGACGCAGGGGAGGATGGTGCGGTAGGTTGGGTCCATCGCCGCATGGTGCGGTGGATGAAACGAGCCATCTATGAACAATCAATTATTCGACGCAATCCTCGACTCCTACCGTGCTGGTGTTGAGGATGGTTTCCTCAAGGGAGTTTACCGCAATCCGCATGACGACAGGGGGCTGGTCTATTCCGCGTACAAGCGTGGGTATGATGCTGGGATTGCGTTGTTTTGCCAGACCGAGGGATTGGAGGAGGAATGAAACTAGAAGAGATCAAGGCGGCGGTCCTCGCTGGACGCGTGGTGCATTGGAAGAGCGGAGCCTACGAGGTGATGCGTGATGGAGTGGGCCAATGGTTCATTGTCTGTCGCTTCAACGGATCGCTTAGCTCGCTGACATGGGCTGACGGGGTGACGATGAGCGAGAAGCCTGAGGATTTCTTTGTGGAGGAAGGGGGTGCCCGGTGAGTGATTCGTGCATGGTGACGACGAGTTTCCAGATGGATTACTCGTTGCTGATGGCGTTGCAGGAGCGGGCTCGGGAGCTTGGGTTTCGGAGCTGGGGACATTATCTGCGTCATGTGGTGGACTACCATGTGATGCTGGTGGAGCCGGATCTGATGGGGGTGGCGAAGGAGGCTGGTGATCTATGAAGTTTGAAGATTACGAGCTTATCCACAAATCCGATCTATTGGTATTGAGGGATAGAATCAAGGAGCTTGAGCAGAAGAACAAGGATCTCATGGACCTTGTTGATGTGAAGCGTCTATGGCTTATTGATAAAGCCGAGAAGCGTCTGAATGACATACTGAGAGTGGGCCATCAGCTTGTGGATAGATCGGGTTGTACCTGTGATCATCATCCTATGATGCCATACTTCACATGTCCTAAGTGCCAAGAGCTTGCGTCTAAGTGGAAGGAAGTCGCCGGGGATCCGAAGGAGTAGGCCACTCACCCCGCACCCCCCTTTTCTCACCCCCCTAGGGGGGATCTCGCGGGGGGGGGGGCTGACAACCCGCTCATCCGCATCCCCCGGACCCATCCCTCCCGCTCCCCCGAATCCCTCGTTTCCAAGCATCCGATACCCCCTCATCCGCTGTCTCCACACCAACCTCCAATCAAACACGCTCCTTGCCCCCTCCCAGCTCCAGCGCTGGGCATTCCCGCTTCCCAACCCCACCCCCACAAATCACTCGCGGCGGAATTGATGACTTCCAAATAGGGGAGAAAGAGCGACCAAGCGATTCGCAATTGGGATAGTTTACTGTGTCGCCCCCCCCTTGGGCAGGGTAGCCCAAGGAATGGGGGGGGCGACACTCCCCTATTAAGAGGGGATAGTGGGTGTTGCCCTAGGGGGGAGGAAGTGTCCAATTAGGGGTGCCCCATTGGCCCCTGAGACCCCCCCTAAGGAGACCCCCCTAGTTGGATGTGGGCCCGGTAGGCGGCGAGCAGGCGGCGGTGCTTGGTCTCCAGGGTTTCGAGCCGTATCTCCAGCCTCTCGATGCGTTCGGAGTCGGTGTACCGGATGGTGCGGTTGTCGGCTCCGTGCCATGCCCGGTCGATGCGATCGAATACAATGATCCCGCGCTTGCGGAGTTCATTGAACACACGACTGGCCCGCTCTGTATCACATTGCATCGCTCCCGCTATGTGATTGATCACTTCGCTCTGCTGTGGGTTCTTATCATGCTTGAGCTTGGGCATTGATCCGAACCTATCTCTGTATGTCATATCATGTCCCTCCGCTTCGGCTTATTGGCATACGGTTTCTTCTCTTTGAGTTGTGCGCCGGTCATGACCATGGGGTTCCATTGTTCCCATTTGATGCCTGAGGCTGCGTGTTGGAGGTTGATGGATGTGGCTGGGAGTCGTGATCCGCGCTTGCAGAATGCTAGCTGGAAGCGTCTGGGCTTGGACTGGCCTACTTCATGGAGTACGGCGATCTCTCGTGCCCAGTTGGCGAGTTCGGAGGATCCGAATCCTGCGTGGGCCAGTTCCATGGTGGTGAGTGGTTCGCCGTCCTTGCGTTGGGGTTTGCTGATATGGTGCATCCAGATCCAGACGACCTTGGTCTCGTGAAGGATGGGCTGGAGTTTGTTGCGTAGGAACACGCTGACCTCGCCTTGGTCGCTGAGGTCGCCGCCGAAGTAGGAGAAGAGTGGATCGGCTACGATGACATCGAGTTTGGAGCGATGGATGAAGCGGCGGGCGTAGGCGAGGAAGGAGTCGCCGGTGCGGACGGATTCGGTGCGGAACTCAAGCTGAGCCTGTAACCGCTTCATGTCCTCGGTGGTCGTTGAAAGCCCTTTGGCGACCCCTTGGAACGCTTCTGCGAGGTCGCCCTTGTCGTTCTCTGCTTGGACGACGCCGATCTTGAGTGGTCGGACTGGGGTGATGCCGAAGAAGTCGAGGCCGAGAGCCCAGCGGATGACGATCTGCATCATCAGGGAGGATTTCCCGATGCCGGTGCCGCCGGACACGATCATGGAGGATCCTCGGGTGAGCCAGCGGTTGCCGATGAGGTTGTCTGGATCGTTGGCAGGGTCGAAGTAGATGAGGTCTCGGACTGAGACGATGGTGGCTTGGTCTTCCTCGCTCTCGCGGTTGGTGAGCCAATCTTCCCATGAGTCTGCGCCCAGGTTGGTGGCCAACAGTTTCTGTTGGGATTCGCCGCGCCATGCGCCGGGGAGGCGTGAGAAGCGGGATGGGTTCTTGTTCTTTGGATCGACGCCGGGGATGGCCTTGTAGATTTCGTCGCGGCGGGCGTCCCATTCCTTGCGGGAGGATGCGTCTACGCGGACCCATGCGTGGA